CCGCGAGCAGCATTATCGCCGCCTTGAGTGGTTGCGGTACGTCCGCCGCCGTGGGCCACCCCGCCACGAACTCGATGCAGATTGGCGAGCCGTTCTGTAGCGCCGCGGTGGGCCATGACGCGCCCACAGCGAGCACCACGCGGTTACCGGGCTTATCCACCACGTAGGTGGCAGGGTCCACCGTCTGCACTGCGCCCGTAGCGTCCGTGTACTTGATGGACGAGACGGACTGAAGGTTGCCAAGGGGCAGGGGAATGCAGTAATCTCCCCCTTGGTAGCAACCATTAACCCAATTCCATCCGGGCCAGTGTTCGCGGTACAGTTGCCACGTGCTCGTCACCAGTGCCCGCGCCGTGATGTCTTCCACGTGGGCACGCGCCGCGAGGGTCTTGGTGAGTACGTCCGCCGAATCCCCGTTATCGTCTACGCGGGCGTGCGTCATGATCTCCGCGAGACTGACAGGTTCCTCTGTTGCGGCGGTCTTGAGTTGGAGTTTCATTTCCGTTTACGGGCTGCGTTCTCGGGTTTAGGTGCTACTGCCTGTTCCGGTTCCTCCGGTACTGGCACCGCTGCGCCGGATTCCAATAACTCGCGTTCGTAGGGCACGTCTACGAGGACTTGGCCGGGATAGTGGGCGTAGTCATTGCCCTTCTGTGTGTGTCGTTCGATTCGGATTTTCATAAGGGTGAGGGTGGGCGCGGGCCAGGGAGGATAGCCCGCGCCCTCTCCGCTCTAGGTGGCGGAGTTAGCGTAGTACTTGATCGGGTGAGCGCCGGCGTCAACGAGGTTTCCGTCCGCGCGGGCCACTGCTAGGAATCCTACCTGGAGGTTGCCCATGTAGAGTTCGTTGAATCGGATGAGCATGATATCCATGACATCGCGGACCACGTACTTGCTGAAGTCACCAAACAGGACGGACTTAGCGTTCGCGGCCATCGTCGCCATGTCGTTATTGATAACGACGGGGTAGCCCTTGATCGTATAGCGGGTGATTGCAGGGGCCACGCCATCGGGACGCGCGGCGAACACGTCAGCCGAGATACCGGCAAACGAGGAGTTCAGCAATGGACGGCCCTGGGTATCGACCAGTGCTTCAACGGACGCCGCCGTGGAATCGTGCATCATGTACTTGCCGTTGGCGCGGTACCACGGGTCAACCGAGTGCTCCAGGTTGACGAAATCAGCGTAGAGTACCTTAGCGGTCTGGCCGGTCGTGCCGGTCACACCCAGAGTAGCGGCGGTGACCACACCCTTGGGCTGACTGGTGCCGGTGCCTACGGTGAAATCGGTATTCTGCTTGCGACCGATACGACGGCCCAGTGCATCGAACACGATGGCCTGCACATCGAACGCCGAATCCTGAATCAGCTCGATGGGCACCTTAACAACCTGGGAGTCGTACTTGTAGGCCCCGAACATCACCTGACCGAACGACATTTCCGTAGTCGCCTGACCAGCGGCGGCGTTTTCCGCCGTGATTTCACCCATATTGCCGGTGTCATCAGTGGTTGGCCAGGGCAACGGGTTGCCGGTGGCGGTGCGGAGGATAGTGGGATTCGCCGCGCGAATACCGCCGAACCATTTCAGGTTCTTTTCGAGGTTATAGACGAACCCCTGCGGCACGGTGTACGCACCGGCCGCGCCGGTAACGTCAGACAACGGGGACGCCGCACGGAGGTTAATGTGCAGCATGTCGCCGTTGATGGAACGACCACCGGGCAGGGTGTACGAGATACCGGGCTGGACAATGCCAAGGCTGCGGAACTCATCGCCCGTGCGCTTATCGGCCGGGAGTGCAAACTGTTGCCACGCCCGCTTTTCGGCCTCGGTGTACCCGCGCTCATCTGTATCGCCACGGAACAGGCGGGACTCCTGTGCGCTCTGGCGCGGGCCAATGGACTGCTTGAGCCGTTCGTCGGTTTCGGTTGTCAGGTGGCGGGCGTTGATGGTGTTGCCGATGGCTTCTACTTCGTCCATCATTCCGCGCCACTTGGTGTACTCTTCAGAGGTAAGGCTACGCTTATCCTCCTCCGCCTTTAGCACGATAGCGCGAGCATCCTCAAAGACTTTTGCCCGCTTTTCGAGAAGTTCTTTCATCTGTACCTCGCTATTGGATTTGCTCTGCCGCCGTGTCCATCCGGCAGTTGACAACCTGCATGTCAATGCCGCCCTCAGCGGGCTTGTCCGAATGGACTTCGGCGGCGGGTCGCTCGCTGAGGATGTCCGCATAACTGCGGATTTCGCTGGAGGTCTGCGGATATGCCGGATAGGTCACCACGGACACGTCGTACAACCTCGCAATCTTCTTCACGGTTCGGATTTCGCCGCCCGTCTCGGGGTCCTCGGACCAATCCGCGCCGCCCGGTGCAACCACAAAACTAAAACTGCACTGGTCAATGTCACCCCGATCCATGCACGCTGCTAGGTCGCGGGCGTACGTGGTATCGGGCGGGTCGCACTCGAAATCCACGCCGTTGGCCGTGACGGACAGAGACAGTGTGCCGCTCACGTTGCGCCCAAGCACCATGTTGTCGTCATGGTTGAATAGGCACCGCACGTCCGACATGTCGCAGCCGTCGAACGCCGCGGAGTCGATTTGCTCGCGGTAGCCGCCGAGGTTTTCGGATAACTGGCTGAACACTACCGCCGTGCCGCCAATCTTGCGGGATTCGCCGTTCTTGCGTAGCTCCGCCTTGAAGGTTCTGCGCTCGATTTTCATGTCGCTCCTGGTTACTTCTGGGGTGGTTCTGGGGCCTGCTGCGGTGTCGCTGGTTTTTGCTTGGCCGCACGTAGTGTGGATATGGGCATCATTTGGCCCTGTCCCCATAACTGATCTGCGCCGGGGTCCTTGTCGGGCGGTAGCCGCAACCGTCCGCGTGCCTCATTGGGATGCACGACCATGCCGGTTACACCACTCTTGAATGCGTCCATCTGGGACTTGAGGTCGCCGCGTTGCAGGTCGTACAGGTCATGCTCGCAGGTAAGTGCGTCTTGAGAACTTAGGACCGTGGTGTTGATCTTGGCTTCGATGATGCCCGCCCACGGACGGCATGTATGCTTGGTGAATCGGAGGTCGTACTGTTCCGCCGTGGCGTACGTTTCCGGTTTCGCTAGCCCGTCGTATAACATCCCGAGCGGGTAATCGTAGATGCGGGCGAATTCGGAAATCTGCCAGGAGCGGCCCTCAAGGAATTGCGCGTCCCTAGGTGGGATGCCAAAGGTCTTGGGCTCCATTCCGCCGTGGAGGATAGCCACCTCACCGGAATTCTCAAGCCCGCCGTTGCGCTTTTTCCACTCCGCGCGTACCGCGTCGGGATCACTAACCTTCGTTCCGGTCGGAGCTACGAGCGCGACCTTTTGCGTACCGCCGCCCGCGATGAACCGCCCACCCTGTTCCTCTTGTGCTTGTCCTAGGGCTATCGCATTACGGAACATCGTCACGGGCGAGTAGCCCACGATGCCGTCATACCCGAGTCCGGCAATATGGAGGATTTGGTCCGCGTCATAGACGCCCGCGGGCACCGGGTTAGCGTACGGATACAGCGGGCGATAGTGGTACTCCATGCGCAGCGTCCTGATGTTGCGCATGGGAATAATCCAATCGGGGCGTAGAAACCAAATCGCCTTAGTGCGCCCGCGCCCGTCGAGGTCAAGGAACGAGTACCAGTTACCCCATGTCAACAGGGATGCGATGCCGTTAAGCCGCCACTGTGCCGAGGACATCTCCGGGTTCGGCTGCTCACGGAGCAGGCGGTAACGGTAGTCGTCCGTCGCTAGTTCGCGCGTCAGTCCATCAGGCGAGAGGTTGCGATACGTGAACAGGTTGCACGTCGCCAGTGCCTTGGAGATGCCGTTCACGCAACACCAGAGGGCGGAGTACGCTAGGGCGGTGTTAGGTGTGACCGAGCGTCCCGTGTAGGTCGGTGCGCCGAACGTCAATGTCTCGTACGCACCTGTGCCGTAGCCCGCGCCCGTGATGGTGCCAAGGGATTCGGAGCGTTGCTGTACGGGCGGGAATTCGTGGCCCGCTTGCCGGTATAGTGTTCCAAGCGTCTCGATCACAGTACCCCCGCCTCAATTCTTTCTTGTCCGATCACCATCCGTAGCCCCGCTATCATCGCCACCGCGCCGTCAATCTTGCTTTCCGGTTTTTCCTTGCGCGGGTAGACGTTGGTTTTTATGTCCACCTTGGCAACCACGTTGCCGATCATCCACGAGAGAACCGGGTCACCGTCGTGATGGAGTCGGGACGCAAGAATGAGCGCCTCCGATTCCTTCATGGGTTCGCTCATCGTTTGCACGCCCATGCGGTTTTCAATCGTCGGTACGCCCTCGGCGTCTAGCCTCTGGCGCAGGTACTCCGCGTTCCACGGGTCGTAGGCGACGGCCTGTACACTGAATCGCCGGCAGTCCTCTTTGATTCCGTCCTCGATGGTGGCGTAATCAATTGCCGGTCCCGGTGTCAGCGTCAGATGGCCGGTGCCGTGCCACTCCGTGTAGTGCTGTTGGTTCGCGTTCTCGTCGGACTCAAGGACTGCATCGGGCAGGTAGTGCTCACAGAACACGTAGTAGTGTGCCTGCTCGATTTCCCTCCCGCCGATGATGTCCTTTTCGTAACGGCGGAAGATGCGGGCCTTGGACGCCACGTCCACCTTGCTACTGAGGTCAAGGCCGATCCAGCAGTCCTCACCCTCGAAATCGGAGAGCGAAACCGGGCGGGCGCATTTGTGGAGCCACGCATCCGTGTTGTAGTACGCTTCCGCCGCGTTCACCCAGAGGTTGAATCGCTTCGTTAGTACGTTATTCTGACTACGGGCGGACTGTACCGCCTTACGGACGAGCGCCGCAAAATCCGCCGCTAGAACCGATACGCCGAAATTAGGGTTCGCTTTCGGCCACGTCTCCGGGTCTTTCCAGTCGTCGCCGGGAATTACGTTTCCCTGTTCGTCTTTAGTCGCAAGGTCCAGCGAATAGATGATTCCGAAGTATCGGTCGTCATCGTGCCGTCTGGTCAGGATGTCAATCACGTACCCGCGTTGCTCGTAGCACACTCCCTGTTGATTGGACCCCGCCGTAGTGATGGCCCAGACGAGCGGTTGCTGTCTCGATCCCGTAGCGGAGTCGAGCACGTCCCATACCGCCCGCGATTTGTGCGCGTGCAACTCATCCACGATTACGCAGTGGATATTGAGTCCGTCTAGCCCGTCCTCATCGGAGGAGAGGGGTTTGTATTCCTTCGCGGCGTCGTCAACGAATAGACGATGCTTCTCGGACTCCACACCGAACCGGCGTTTCAATCCGGGGCACTTGTTGACCATGCGCCGCGATATCTCAAACACGATGCGGGCCTGGTCCTTCTTGGTGGCGGCGGAATAAATTTCAGCACCGGGTTCGTCCTCGCACAAGCAGTAGAGCGCCACCCCGGAGGACAGCGCTGATTTCCCGTTCTTACGGGGAACCTCAATATAGACGGTGCGGTATCGGCGGTTACCCTCCGCGTTTACCCATCCAAACGCCGTGGTCAGAATGAACACCTGCCACGGTTCAAGGGTGATGGTCCGGGTCTTCCACTTGCCCTTGATGTGGGGCAGAAGCTCGATAAACTTGCATGGCCGCGCCGCCCGCGCCGCGTCCCAGTGCCACGGGAAATCCTTGGATACCTTGCGGCGAAGGTCGTCTACCTGCCGCTGGCACGCTAGGCGGACCCAACGGCAGGCGGGGATGTTGCCGGCGAGGACATCGGCACAGTAGCGGGCGGCGATGGCGGGGAAGTCACGTTTACAACCCGCTCCACTCGTCATCTGGTTGCTTGGTCTTTTCTTCTGGTGCAATCCGCGCCCTCAGTCTCACCACCGGGGTGCCGCCTATCGCCATGAGCGCCGCGAGCAGGTCCTTGCGGCAGGAGTTTTTGAGGCGAATATTCTGCATGATCTCGGCGGCATCCTCGATATCGAGCGTTTCCAAGTGCTCTAG